GATTGATAAGAAGCAGCGTCCTTATTAAGCATATACTGGAACTGCTGTTTGTGTGTATCATCCAACTGAGCATAGCAAGCAGCAATACGCTTTGCTGAAAAGTTGTCCAGGTTCTGTACTGATCCATCACTAAATTGAACCTTGGCAAAAGTACCTTCACCCTGTGGACTAAGTTCTGATGTTGCAACATCCAATGCAACTTGGATTACATCTTGATTTTCAGTCATAATTTCAGTAGTCACTTCAGTTTCCTCTTTTTTGAGTTTCTTTGTTTGTGTTGCTGCCTTCTTCTTAAAGTCAGACAGACGTGCTTTCATGAGCGTATCCATTTCCTTGGTTTTACGCATCATTTTTTCCTTAGCTTCTCCACGTTTTTTCTGGAGATCTTTTTGACGACCCAGTTTCTTACCCTGGGCAATCTGTTTTTGTGCTCTCTCAGTATCTGTAGACAGAGCTTCGGTTACGTTTGTTTCTTCTTTCATTTTTCTTTTTTGGATACGGTCGAAGAGAGAGCGGGCACCTTTAGTGCGCCCATCAACAGTTTCATTACCTTTCTTATACTTACGATGCTGTCTAGGATTTACCATGACAAAAGCGGGTGGCAACTGGAGACCAGAACCATCGCCAGCAGAATTGATCATTTCATTTAGATTAGGTTCAGTTCTTTCAGACATTCCTCGTCAACATCCTCGTTAAGTTTAGGTGGTAATCTATTTAGAAACAACATAAACGCCTTAATTGTAGACCAGTATGTTGCTTCTACTCTATAAAATAGCAGCGGTGTTGCTGCGTCATCAAATACATTATACAACACAATCACATGATTTAAAATCAGGTGAGTTTTGAGTTCCCCCGTTGTCTCGTACCTTTTCAGTAGTCTTTTGATGTACTTAAATCTCTTTAAGTCTTCTTCAAAATCCTGATAGGTGACGGACAACGGGTTGTTATAATTTTGAATTGCAAAGAATAACCAGTTTTCGTGGTTCAGTTCACGTATATTCATTCATTAGCTTCCGAATGTTAGAGTCGCTGCTCCGTCAGAGATGACTTCTTCAGTACCACCAGCAGAGGTGATCTTGACTCTATACTTATAACCATCTAGGGTAGCACCGCCAAGTCCACTGTATGCAAGAGTTGCAGTAGTGAAGTCAGCATATGTGATACCTGTGTCAGTATCAGCAGCGATGTTGACCCAACGCTTACCAGATGCAGTCTGACGTTGCCAGACATATGCAAGTGCTCCAGGTGTTCCTGTAGTAGCGGTAGTAAGAGTGAATGTACCAGCGCCAGAAGATGAAGTGCTGTTTGCAGGTTGTGCCGAAATGGTTACTGCAGATGCTGCATCCGATGCGATAGTATCGTCTGCCTGAGTCTCATTAGCGTTAGTGTCACCACCAGCAACGAAAATTAGTTGCTCAGCTTTATGACGAGTAGCACCAGAATGATCAGTGTAGGTGAAATAAGACCACCAACCAGGACCAGTGATACCACGGGACTTAGTTTCGTTTAGTTGTGCCTCAGTTTCATCAACATAGACGACTGTTTTTGTTTGACTTGACGCTGCAATGCCCACACCAGCTTTGGTTTTGTTTGCATTGCTGTCAGTTCTTCCGTAAAGGGACATTGACGTGTGCTCCGATATTACTATTATCTACCATTTATTTATAAAAAAGGGGGATTGCTCCCCCCAGGATATCACTCCTCTCTTGCTTTGATAGCAGCGGTGACAGTAGCTAATAGTTGATCGTCCATATCGGTCTTGGTCAGTTTAACTGCCTTACCGAGGATTACTAAGCAAATTTCAATGAGTTTCTCACCAAGTTCCTCGTTATCAGGAATCTTTGCGACTGCATCAGAAATTACTTTTGTTGCTAGGGGTAGTAAAAAGGAAAGCATAATCTTAGATCATAGTGCAATTCCTATTTATTTCTCCCACTCATCTAAAATGTCCGTCAACTTAGACATAAACTGTTTGAAAGTTAGCAACGTGCCAGAACGATAGTCACGGCGTGCTTTTTGAACACCCGTCTCGAATGACTCTTTCTTAACTTTCTTTTCTGGAAGACCTTTGTGCTTTGTCTTGGCAAAATCCTTTACGTCGGACTTGGACATGGAGGCTGCAGCTTTGGAAACCTCAGGCGAGGTCTTTTCCATTTCCCCTTTCTGAGTCGCTCTAACCATCCCGAAGAATCTTTGTTGGGATTTTGATTTCGCTCGTTCGGTGATTGGATCGAACCCTCTTCCGTCAACAACTTTTGACCAGGGGGCATATAAAGGACCTTCATAGTTTTTCGCCTCATTTGTTGCACGGGTAGTCATACCCTTCTGACCATCAGGAATATTAGGCATCACTTCTACATTACCAGACTTCTTATTCTTCAGTTTAGATTTTACCTTCTTTTCTTTTTTATCGCAACCGCACTCTTCACGGAACTTATCGAAGGATTTCATTTTTTCTTCGTCATACCGATGATCTTAGAGACCTTCTTACGACGTGCTAAAAGATACTTATCGGACTTATCATGATCACCGTCGTTATCGATGTCCTTATCTTCCTTGCCAACTGGATCTAGTTTCTTTTCTGCAAGTGCTTCACCCTCATGGGTTACTTCATCACCTGCTTTGACACAGTTGTCAACTGTCTTACCACCCTTCTTCTTAGTACCAGCAAGTTTGTATCCTTTCCAACATGCCTTACCGTCTAGACCTTTTGCCTTTTCGATGACATAAGTTTCTCCATCGATCTCATACTCTTCACGCTCTAGAACTTCTGGAGTAGCGAGTTGTGCTTTAGCAGATGGTTTTTTTGCTTCTTTCTTCTTAATAGAAGTCTGCTCAATCTCAGCACCGTTAGACTGTGGATCCATACCATCAAATGGTGCTTCGGAAAGATGCAAGTCAGGCATTTGAGTGTTCTGGAAGCAATCGCCACCCATCCACTGACCATAAGATTCCATCAAACCAGATGAAAACTCATCGTTGTTTTGTACTTTATTAATTGGATCTGGTTTCTTCATTTCTTAAAGGGAGGTTCTTCTCGTATTATTTATAGATCTAATGTTCTTAATCCACTCACGGAACATATTTCCTTCTTCGGAAATAACAATAGCATAGTTGCCACCGACTCTATGAATATGTCCTCTGTCTCCTGTGCGAGCAGACATTACACTATCACCTTCTTTGAAGACTTCTTCATGTCGCTGTTGCTGTCGAAGTGCTTCTTCTCGTAGTTTCTTGAAATCTTTCATTTAAAATTAGCTGGCAAGTTTGCTGCAATTTCTGCCATGAGTGCAGCACAATCAGTATCCATTAGGGCAGTGGGGATACCAGAACGAAATGTTTTAAAGTCACCAGCATGTGCTGCACGACGCATTTTTGTTCCTGAAATAGCAAAAGTATCACCGTCAGCATCTCTGCTTCCAGAAGATTTAATCTCAATCTTTCTGAAGGAAAAATCTTTTCCATTATATTTATGGAGGAACTGCATAGCAGAAACCCTATCAGAACCTACAAGAAATACAACCTCATTGTATCCATCCATCATTATATGCTGAAGAATTTCAACGGGTTGTCTAGGTCCAGAATATATTTTACCACGATGTTCTGGAAACATCTTATTCATATAAAACAACTTCCTATCAGGCAAGAGAGGATTACTACCTTTCTTATCTACAGTCTGAGAAATATAAATTCGATAGTCGTGACCATGAGCAGCACGCTTCACTCCATCAAAGTTCTGCTTATGTCCTGTAGTTGGCGGTTGAAACCTACCAAAAGTAAAATAGCAAGTATTACAATTTAACGCCATTGCTTCTGAAGAGTGAAGTTATTGTATGCAAACTCAAGACGATTAACAAACTTGATCATGCTTCCATCTTTATGAAGAACATAACCTTCAGGAGTTGTGACCTTATATCCTTTGTCTGTCTGAACAAATGTCCTGAATTCTTCCAGATGATCTAGTTTATCTATAACCATTTGCTTCACTTTCTGCAACTCTTTATACAGTGCCAGCATAGCTTTAAACTTATAGACATTATCCACAACATAATTCTGACTACCATATACAAGATTTCTTTTCTTAGTCAGGTTTGCGGCTGTCTTGATCTTTGCAAGTTCTTTATTTGTTTTCTCTTCATAGAAATTCAGCATGTCATACATTGCTTCATCTACATTACCGATACTACGAGCATTCTTAATCTGATCATTGAAGAATGGTTTTAAGAAAGAGGATATATGAAATTTAGCATCGCCTGTTTTACCACCCACAGCAACTAATTCGTCTAAGAATGCACCACAAATCTGACACATGCGTTCAATCTTACGAACATGACTATCAAACTTTGACATTTCATTCTTACTAAACCCAACACGATTCATAGGAGTATCATTTTTTACTACCAATACATCAGAATCTCCATTCACACTAGCACCTGCTGCTGCTTGCATTTCTGGGACATAACTCCCAGTGTAATGTGTATGAAAAACTACACCAATCTTTGATCTCCTCGCTGCTTTACCAATAGGATGATCAACTGGAATACCATATGTAATTGTATTTGGTCTAAACGTATAAAGTTTTTCTCCATTTACAGTTTCGGATTTGAGATCAGTCTGTGTGTATAATAAATCACCCTGCACTACACCGTCAATTCCTAGTCCAGAAAAATAATCCAAAGATGTTTTGAGTTTTACTGCAAGATCACCTTCATAAAAAGCATCAACATCTTCATGTGTGTAGCACAACTTAGGATTAGTCTTTGCAAATACAGATTTAGTTCCAACAAAGAACATACCATTCATAGGATTTGTTCCACACACAACAGAAGGGGCACCGTCCCATTTAGTTTGCATGAAACCAGTGCTCTCTTGCTGACCAAGCATTTTGCGTAGTTCTTTCAAAAATGACACAGCAGCTTTACAACCCTCAACTCCATAGTTGAGCATCTCATCTTCCAGGTGTTCTAGGTGTTTGAGCTGAGTTATATTTGACATTACTTTTTAGTATAATCTCCGTTGGTTCTGCTTGGATAGAGTCCACCCTGAGTATTTCTGATGTTAAAACTAAACTCATACTCAGTAGTTTCAAAATTCATATTGATTCTTTTTCCTGTACCAGTAGAACCACCATACTGAAGTTCTACTTTACTACCAACTAGAGTGGCAGCACGATTCATATATTGCTCATCAACTTCATAGAAGTGTAGGTTAGCACCGTCATAATGAGTCATCCAATATCCATGTCCGACTCCGCTTTTAATCAATCTCACTAGAGCTTGTTTCTTGGCACCACTTAATGTGACGGATCGTTTATGGTTGTTTATGACTGCTAAGGTATTTGTCTTGTCATATTTTTCAAAAATAGTCAGGTAATCTTCATGATCGATGTCGAACATATCAAGATATTCTCTACCAAAATCATTCAACTCACGTTTTCTCATTTTATCTTCTGGGAAAATTTCTTTCTTAACACCAACATTGAAGAAAGCAAGTGTGTTCCCAAATTTTACTGACAAATAAATTTTCTTTCTGTTCTTCAGGGTCAGTGTAATGTCAGAAACTTTCGATCCGATATTCAAATTAAATACACCACCATTTGAAATGTATGGACCTTGAGCATCTCTCTTTAATGGTCTCCCAGTATCCTTTGTTCCATCATGTTTGACATCAACAATTGGAGAACCATACTCGTTCTCAATTTTATTAACTATATGATCAACATGATCTTTGTACTTAGTAATACGTTCTCCTCTTTTCCTTTGCATGAACGCATCAAAAAGATCTTCTTCATATTCTAGTCCAAGGTTCCTGCTACCAGTATTAGCTCCTTGTCCACCAAACTCTGCTGTTTTTTCAAAATCAGATAGATCTAAGTATGCATCCCAGTTAGGATTTGAATCATGGTTGCATGTGAATTCTATATTATTGCTGCCCCTAAAACCAGCCATACACATAGTATTAAAATGATGCTTTGCTGTAGCAATCATTTTTGAATTGCCTTTTATGTCACCAAAGTCATAGTATGTCTTGACCATCTTCTTTCTATTTTTTCCAGCAGGAACGTTCTGCTGAATCTCAAAACCACCAACTTGAACTATTCCATCTTTGGTAACAAAACTATTTACTTTTCCATTCTGATTAAAAGCTTTATCAAACAACGTATCTGTTCTGTTTAGATACGCTCCACCTAATGATTTCCTAGCAAAGTCTGTTGGTTGCATAAAAAAACCTCCCGTCTATCTATTTAGAGGGAGGTTGCAGTTATTCTTTCTCTTCACTAACTTCAGGTTCACTGGGTGCCTTGGATGGGACAAACTCATCACGAGATCGATTCTTAATTACGATGAAAGCATCCTTATTGTACTTACGGGTGCCTTTGACAGGTGCCCACTTAGTGCCAGCACCATCAATCTCATAGACTGAGGTGCCACCAATCTCAATATGGATATCATCCATGGGTTGCCATCCTAGTGTTTGGATTGTTTCCCAGAGATCTTCTTCAGTAAATTTCATCGGTCGTTAGCGGCACGGTTTTCAGACATATAAGCATCAAAGGTTCCCTTAGGATAACGCTTAGACAACTTACGGATATTGGTATCAAGAACTTCTTCCATACTGATACCAAGAGACTGAGTTGCTTGAGCAACATACCACATGATGTCACCCAGTTCGATGATCAGGTGCTCCCTGTTGTCTTCGTTCCAAGGTTTGCCTTGGAAAACCATCTTCTTAATGATCTCAAGGAATTCACCACCTTCAGCATTGATCCCAACACCACTAGTAAGGAGACGCTCAATATTGGCACCCTCACGATCCAACTCGCCAATACGATCAGCGAAATCAACAAAGTTTGTTGAAGGTTCTGAAGTAACCTGGGAAACAAACTCTTCAT